GGGCTCCCCGGTGCTTAGTGCACTTGTTATTGTTACTGACACGCCACTCTACAACTGAATATGGTCCTGGGAGGAGAACGCCCATTGTAGTAATGGGGACTCCTTCTATTTCCGTCTCGCACAGTTGGCTAAGTCGGGCTCCGACCATCGGGGGATTAACTACCCTCGGTCTTGACGAGTCCGGCTTGGTCAGCGCGCCTTAATTGGCGGATGCGCGATAAAACCTCGCTGGAAGGGTCCAGTTATGGATTCCTACTTTGAGGTATATTCAGCTGTGGTTTACTACTGAAAGGAAGCTCATGCCATCCGATTCCGTCTATTATAATCGTTATCGAACTCGACGACTGAATGTCGTCTTGCCAGATGCGATTAATGGTGTTTGGTCCTCTGGACCTAGCATCGAAGACGGTCCCATCCTGAAGCCCAAAGAAGAAACTTGGGATAGGGATAATGCTTGGTGGGCGTACCAGAAATATGCTTTACCCTGGCAACGCCGTCATGATACGTTTACTGATGTTGGTGGTCCTCTCTTTAATAGAAAGATGACTGCTCACCTCGACCAACGTATTTATCATCTTCGCCACGAAACTGTGGCGCATAAACCATTTTATTGGTATGATGGGCCTTTACAGGCCAAGATAATTACTGACTCGGCTATGAATGCCGACACTAATCTGGCTATGATTACGCCCTCTTCTGAGGGTGTTCTGGACGCGTTGGGTACATCCGCAATAGCGAGATGTGCCCCTACAACTCCAGTTAACCAGATCTACGTATCGATTGGAGAGATGAGGTCTGAGGGTCTTCCAAAGATCCCTGGCCTCACTGCCTTAAAAGGCAAAGATCCAGCCGGAGAGTTCCTGAATTATGAATTCGGGATCCGGCCAATCATCTCCGATATCCGTAGTCTAAATGAGACCCTTCGCAATGCGAAGGATATCATGCGCCAATACTGGCGTGACTCCGGGAAGCGAGTACGTAGAAGCTATAATTTCGGAAAGACGGTGTCAACGACTCGTACGACCAGTTCGAAAAACGTAACTGGTTTACCGGGTTCAACTAACACCAACCTATGGCTGACGGCAAGCGGAACATTAACAACCACGATCACCGACTCTACTGAGCGGTGGTTTAGCGGTATGTTTCGCTATTACGCCGGGAAACCGTCCGAACAGGACGATTTCTTGCGTAAACTAAATTCCTATCTCCTTGAGGCTCAACACCTCTATGGGGTAGCGCCAACTGCTTCGGCGCTATGGAATCTACAGCCGTGGAGCTGGGCCGCCGACTGGGTAACAAACATTGGCGATGTTCTTTTGAACGTCGACATGTTCCGGAACGACGGTCTTGTCATGATGTACGGATACATGATGGAACATAAAGTCCGTAATGTTGAGTACACCTGGAGTGGGGCTGTTGCCAAGACTTACGGCAATGCTCCCCTCCCAATTACGACAACGCAAAATTTCATTATCGAAACTAAGCGCCGACGTAAGGCGACACCTTTCGGTTTTGGTCTTGAGCTGGACGGCTTTACCGACCGGCAATGGGCCATTTTAGTTGCTCTTGGAATTACCAGGGGCAAGGACTATGTGATGCCTTAATCTGCATCAGCGTAGTCACAACCACCTACCACATCCAGTGGTAGGGGGCTTCATTAATCCCGGTTCTAACCCAGGATCGGGACCCATGCTAGGAGTAATGCCTGTGTTTGCAGATCCCCAGTCCGTTACCGTCAATGCGGTAGCCCAATCTCTTCCGAGAGTGGACGAAGGCGATGAGTCCGCCACCTATCAAAAGGATGACGAGACTTATGGCCTCCTGATTTCGCACACGACGACCAAAAATGGTCGCCGGCGTCACCAGGTCCGTCTTGACAACAACAAAATCGCGACTGACCCATTCACTCCGGCAAATAGCCGGAAGGTCAGTCTCTCCGGATACTTCGTCATCGACGAACCGGAGGACGGAGCTTATTCCAACGCGGAGATTCTCCTTCATATGAAGGGTCTCATCGCGTGGAGCTCCGATGCGAATGTCACAAAGGTGATCGCAGGTGAGAGTTAAACAACTCTTACAGCGGTTCTCTGCGTGGACAAGAAACGGCTCTTTTGAACCGTTTCTGGGGGTAGTGTTCATGGTTATTTATGCCGCGAACACTTTGCTAATCGTTTATCTCTGCCTTAAGGCGGTGAATAACGAAAGTCCCTACTGCTTAACAGCATAACGGGACGCACGGGCTATGGACTCCTCGACCTCTATAAGGAGGCGGGATGAAAAGCCTTATGTTACTCTGGCGTGTCGTCGCCGAAGAATATGGCGACATATGCAGCGTAAGCACCATGAGAGATTTTAACTACGTCTCTCGTCGTGTTGAACACGAAGGTGATAGTTATTTGACTATCACCCTGCCTCAATTCGGTAGCGACTTCCAAAAAAGTCTAGCCGAAGGAAGGGTAACTCGCAAACTGTTCCAAGGTTTTACTTGGCAGTCAGGTCTCCCCTCATTTCTGAGAGGTTTCCTCGAGCTCGTGTTCGATCGTTCATCCGGCGTTCTTGTCGAAACACCCTCGATTGATGCTATCCAGGCCATTCGTCAGCTAACGCTGATGTTTGGAAAACTGGAGATGGCCACGTCAACCAGACGCGACCGCGCAGCTATTCGGGGGTTTATCGATTGTGAGTCGGAGATTAAAAGACGTGACTCTAGGCGAGGTCCGACAGAAATGTCTGACTTTGCGCGAATGTCGCGTCTACTTTGGGGTGGAGTTCTTCAGAGAGTCGATAACGCACTCTACAGAGAGCTCCAGGGGCTATCAGGAATCATTTCTGGTTCTCAACGGCCCTACATTATCCCAAAGCACGGCCCTGGTGCCACGGCAGATCGTCTCGCAGGAAATGCGAAGTACGACATGCCAGAATGGTCCCAGCGTTTGGAAGAAATATTCCCTTACGGGGAATATGCAATTCCGAATTGGCAGCACTATCGCCATATTAGTCGTGTTAATTTCCGCCTGCCTGGGAGCGAAAGACCTGTTCGGGTCATTACCGTTCCCAAGGATATGAAGAAACCACGAATCATCGCCATTGAACCGTCTTATATGCAGTTTATGCAGCAAGGCGTTTCGGGGGTGATCCGTGACGAGATTAGGGTTGATGAGATCCTTGGTCTCGTGGTCGGTTTTGATGACCAATGGCGCAATCGCGTCATGGCCTGTCAGGGCTCCTTAACTGGTAGCTTACCAACACTCGATCTGAGTGAAGCATCCGATCGTGTCTCCAATCAGCTCGTACGCGCGCTCTTTAGCAACCACAAACTTCTTAGTGAAGCAGTGGACGCGACTAGATCACGCAGGGCTGACGTACCTGGACATGGCGTTATTCGCCTATCCAAGTTCGCATCTATGGGCAGTGCTCTCACGTTCCCCGTTGAAGCTATGGTCTTTACGACCGTGGTGTATTTGGGGATGGAAAGAGCAAAGAATTGCCGGTTTTCGCCAAGGGACATCAAGTCCTTAAGCGGGAAGGTGCGCGTCTATGGGGATGATATTATTTGCCCCACAGAATTCGCTTTATCCGTGATTGAAACCTTAGAGTCATTCGGCTTTAAGGTAAACTCAAACAAGTCTTTCCTGGATGGAAATTTCAGGGAGTCTTGCGGAAGGGAATATTTCGCTGGCCACGATGTTAGTGTGGTTCGCGTACGCAAAGTCGTCGTAACGGACGATGCTGTGGAACTTCCCTCATCACGGAAGCATGTTCGTGAGACCGAGTCGACCATCGCACTCCGTAATAGGTTTTACCTTAACGGACTGTGGAGGACGGCCGCGTGGATGGACAGATG